TACAATGCAACGTGATGAAATCAAAGATGCGCGACGTTATTATTCATAGCGTGCAATGCAAACAATACCGATAGTCGCTATTGATGCAACTTATATAGATTAGGAATGCAACAGTGTAATGGGTGCTTAAATGCTACACTGTACCTTTTATGAAACGAAAGGCTTACATGCAACAGTGTCGTACGTAGCAACCATCGATGCCTGTGCAACACTGATGAGGATTTGAATGCAACTACTGTACATGCAACTTGGAAGGTATCGTCAAATGCAACTAGTGTCCTCGTAAAACGCTGAAATGCGCAAAGCTATGCAATGAAATATCTACGACGCATGCAACACACAATGCAGCTAATACTATCTCTTGCAGCTATGGTCGTCACAAGTGCAATGCAACTAATGTTAAAGCCAGACATGCAACTACTTACAGAGTAATACATGCAGCTTAGACAGTACACACAATGCAACCAAGAATGTTATGAACGCTGAAAATGCGACATGAATAATACTTGGAGTAATGCAACAAGGAGGTATCCTCGCAACGTATCATGTACAGTGCAACCTAGTGTTCTGTACTGCAACATTCCCAATAGAATGCAACTACGCCCATGTCTTAGTGCGCCGATATATCGACACATCCTACAATGCCCTCTTTGCAAATCGATGAGAATGACTTTGATATCACGGTTTGCAAAGAGGCTTTTTGCTGCCAAAAACACTTGCATATTTTGCAAAGTTATGTTATACTAAGAACATCAAAGAGAGTAGTGATTAGCAATAAGGAGAAACACAAAGTGACAATCTTAGAACTGTACGATGCCCATACAATGGCGTACGAAGCGTACATTGAGGCGTGCGACCAACTAAAGACGCTGAAAGCCTTCGGTGAAAGAGCTGCCGAAGCTACAAAGAACAACACCGTTGGTAGTACTCCTGAGAAGATCGCGGCTATTCAAGCGTCTTGGAAGGTGTTCAATGAAGCCATCGCCAAAGCAGAGAAAGCCGTTGGGCATCTTAGGGTAACCGTTGATGAGGCATGGAATGCCTACGACGATGCAAGGATAGCGCAGTAACAAAGGAGGTGAATACAGCATGAATGATCAATTACCCCCTGTTGATAGAGATGTGTTTCAGCAGACTGTGGCCGAGAACTTCCTAGCAGCATTGCTACTCAGAGGGGACAAGACCCCCGATGAGGTAGCAGAGGAATTCGGCGAGCGAAACAGTGGCGTGCTAGCGTGGTTGGGAAAAGATAGGCAGGATGAGATACTCAAGTCGGCAATGGAAGCAGCAAATGTAGATTTGTCCCACTGGATTAACAATAAGAACTAGACAAGCAAGGAGAAGCAAAGGTGTCAATTCCTAAAAAGATCTCGGGTTTCTTTGAACGCGGCGAAGAGCTGCAAGTAACGTATATTGATAGGAGAAACGAGCAAGTGATTAGCCCCGTAGCACAGTGCATTCTCACTGTTATCAAGGAGAGTACAAAGCGTCCAGGGTCTTACATCACAGGCTGGCACATCTGCGACCAGCTAGGAGTAGGGCGTGGTCAGCTTGATTGTAGTATCCCTGGTACCAAGTATGACGTGGCCCTCAAAGAATTGATCGATGCTGGGCTCGTTGAGGAACTGCAGGACCTTGGGTGTCGATATCGGCTTTGTAAGAACGAGGAATAGCATCAAAGCGTGGTTAGGTACTCAAAGCATCTAGCCACGCCTACCACTGATATTCCCTACGGTACCACTAACGTTAGTCATCCGGCTAACAATTTGACAGGATACCAAGACATTCGTTCTTGATATTGAAAGGAGCCACTTTGAAAACACACCACACAAAGACCATTGTATCTCTCATCGCGTGCCTTGCCCTCGTAGTGCTTTTCGCCGCATGCGATGCCAGTGATTATAGCGACGATGAAGATATCTCCTATGCTCCCGTAGCATACGGAGAAAACAACCATTGCTACTACGTTGACGACATTGCAGAGATCAGTGCCCTCCAGCGCGATGGGCTGTGTCCTCGTAGCTGGACACCGCTTATAATGCCCTTGTATTGGCATGAGACGTACTACAGATACTATGACAGCGCCGCTTACTACAACCACTACATACCAGCGCCACGACGTGTACGCTACAGCACAGTGGTTGTCAGGCGCTTCGAGACAACCCATAAGGTGGAAATCACGAAGTACAGCAGCAGAGCGAAGTACAAAACAGTTGTTAAAACTAGTACCAAAACCAAAACAACAACGCGGTCCCAAGGCAAGACCAGCACAACAACGAGGACCAAAGTGGCGTCAACGAGTAGCACTACAAAGACCAGTACCACAAGGTCAAGTAGGAGTAGAGGGAGATAAGCACCGCCTCATTGTAGATCAATGCCCATGACTTTGATGGGCACTGGTCACAATGAGGCATTTCTGTGCTCTAAACCCTTGCATATTTTTCAAAGTTGTGTTATACTTAATACATAAGAGAAAGTTAAACAAGTTAGAAGCAAGGAGAAACAGTATGGTCACAGTTTTTAGTACGATGGTTCAAAACATCGCCACATGGTTTGCCACTGAGGCATCGACGATTGTAGCGTTCTTCAGCGCGAACCTCCAGACGCTAGGGACATTCCTGGGTGTCCTGGTGTGCATCGTGATCGTTGGGATGTACCAAATAGAGCACACTAGAGGATAGTAAGGACGGCCAATGGAACGTTATAGATTAGAGATTCGAGACAACGAAGGGCGAGAAGAGTCCAATGATACCTTTGAAGGCACAGAGCACGAAGCCCTCCTTGATGCACGAAGATGGCTCGCAGAGGCACTAATGTTCGATGGGTATCAGAAAGAAATCTTAGTTATCGAGATAGACGCCGATACCTGTGTGTATCAAGGAACCTTCGATATGGAACCTCATCCCGACATGTGGGAGAATATCGAACTAAGCAAAGGTAATACCAAGAAAGGACAAGAGCATGTATGATGCAGTCAAGCGAGAAGATGAGTGGAGAGAAAAGTACAAAGCACTCAGTGATCTTATTGCGTGCCCAGGCTTTCAGCTATTGTCACAGGACATCAAGGATAGGATTGTTTTACAGCTAGGTGTACTGGAAGACCATTGTATTGTAGCAGAGGTTACGGTTGATCGTCAGCGAAGATATCGTGAATAAGGAGAAAAAGGATGCCTTCGGAATATGAGAATTGGTACTTTGACGGAGACCCTGATCGAGGGGAGAGGGAAGCTGAAGAAGCACCAATCCTCGATGAAGAGCAGCAAGACTATCTCTGGTCGGTACACTGCGTAAAGACCAATGACCCATCGAACTTCGTTGGACTCTACGAAGCGCCGATTGCCAAGGATGCCATTGATATGGCAGTGCAAGAATCGATCAGGGTATATCCAAAGTCCCCAAGGAGCGCTGATGAACTGCGTGCAACCGTGGTGGGCAAAGAACGCGATGAACGTGGTGTCTGGTTGCCTCTCAAGAAGGAAGCTACTCTTGACGAGGATGAAAATGGCGGGGAGACTGACTATAGCGATGACAGAACCATCTGGACATCTTTTGACCAGTGGAAGTACGAATAATAAGGGGAGTACTCCATGATTTGACATCTTGTGCAAATGTTGTATACTTGTCAGTAACTAACTTATTCTCATCGTGATACACATACGAGACACCTCCTTTTAGGCCGTATGTTCGGATTTAACGAACATCGTGCTTGGAAGGAGGTGATTTTTATGTCGCTAGCTGTAACAACTGATTCTGGGACTATCCGCCCTCAGTCAGGACCCCAAGAACTATTCTTAAGATGCAATACGAGAATTGCAATATATGGGGGCGCAGCAGGCGGCGGTTGAGGCAAAAGCTACGCCGCACTCCTAGAGCCCACATACCACATTGATAACCCCGAATTCCAAGCTGTCATTTTTCGCAAGTTCCATCGGCAGATCATTGCGCCCGGCGGACTATGGAAACACTCCTTCGAGGTCTATCCCCAACTCGGCGGCAAGCCCAACAAGTCAGAGCTTCAATGGACCTTCCCCTCTGGAGCCACAATCAAATTTGCCTATATGCAATATGAGAGCGATGTAGAGTCATGGAAAGGCTCTGAAATGCCATTGATCGAAGTCGATGAAGTCACTGAAATGAGCTTTGGTCAATTCTTCTATCTATTTAGTCGCAATCGCTCCCTCTGTGGCATTAGACCATACATGCGAGCCTATACCAATCCTGACCCTGAGAGCTGGGTCAAAGTCGTCCTCGCACCATGGGTCGATGAAGACTGGGAGGACCCTGAGCGAAACAGTAATACCCCTGAGCATCTTCGTATCCGCGCTGCCAGCGGTGAGGTCCGCTATTTCGTCGTTGAGGACGAGAATATTCGTTGGTGTGAGTCCAACGAGCGCTTCGCAATCTCTATCACCTTCGTGTTTGCCAACCTCCAGGACAACAAGATCCTCATGGAGAAAGACCCAGGTTATGAAGCGGGTCTAGAAGCCCTCCCTGAGGTCGAGAAACGCCGACTCAAGTATGGCGACTGGACAGCACGCCCATCGGGTAAGAAGTTCAAACGTGAGTGGTTTGAGCGCCACATCCTCGATGAAATCCCCGACGACATTGAGCGCAAGTGTCGTTTCTGGGACCTCGCCGCGACCGAAGAAGTCAAGGCAACATCAAAGAAGACAGGGCCAGACTATACCGCAGGTGTTCTTCTAGCGCGGCGTAAAGAGGGCTGCTATCCACGATACATCATCCTACATGCGATATGGGAGCGTCGTGACCCAGGTGGCGTTGAGGACCTGCTGAAAGAGATGGCTGCGAAGGATGGCAGGGATACAGTGATCCGCATAGAGCAAGAGCCAGGAGCATCAGGGAAATCCTACATTTTCAACATCGTGACCAAGGTACTCAACGGCTACGATGTTGATGGCATCCCCAGCACGGGTAACAAAGAGCTACGAGCCAACACGTTCTCAGCGCAAGCCAAGTTTGGCAATGTGGGCATGCTCCGTGCTCATTGGAACAAAGGTCTCGTTAACTTCCTTGTTGCATTTCCTACCCCTAGTGTCCACGATGATCCCGTAGATGCCTCTAGTGGCGCAATGAACGAACTGTACCTTGTACCCGACGGTCCCATGGTGTGGTCGCCGGAAGACATTGAGACACGGAAGCCAACGCTGGAAGAGGGCACTGATGGGGCAAAGGACTATGCGATGGTCACATTGGAAGGTCAATGGTCTCACAGGATTACCGAGGATGAAGGCTATTTCGAGGAGGTGTCATGGTGATGAACTTCTTCAATCGCTGTGCACTTGTCTGGAAAGCCATGACTGATCCTCGTGCTATCGATCCTAACTATGGGACCTCATTGCAAATCCTTACACCAGGACAACCTGTCTGGACACCGCGTAACTATGAGAACTTTGTGAGGGAGGGATATCGAAGAGTAGCGGCAGTGTATTCCTCGGTCAACAAGATATCCGGCGCGGCCAGCGGTATCACCTGGAAGCTCTACGAGGATCGCACTGAGAAACGGGAAATCGAAGAGCATGCCTTGCTCGACTTGTGGCGCAAACCGAACCTCAATGAGAGTAGCGGCGCTTTCATGGAGAAGCTCTTTGGCTTCTGGCATCTCTCAGGAAATAATTATGTTTGGGCATTTCGTCCCAGTCGGAACAAACCACCGCTTGCTTTGTGGCATCTTCGCCCGGATCGCGTCAAGATTGTGCCTTCAGAGCTGGGCATTGAAAACTACGTGTATGGCTACGGGACCCCTGGCGTAAAGTTGTACGAACCTGGAGACGTGAATCATATCAAGTTCCCCGCATACGACGATGACTACTATGGGTTGAGTCCCATGGAGACCGCATCGCAGCTCATCGATCAGCAAAACGAGGGCAACGCTTGGAACACTGCCCTCATGCAAAACATGGGTAAACCGTCAAGTGCTTTCTTTGCTAAGGGTTTCTTGACAGTAGAACAACGAGACCAGATCAAGAGTGAGCTACGCAAGAAGTATTCAGGCAAGCGTAACGCTGGTATGCCATTGGTACTCGAGGCTGACATGGTGTGGCAAAACATGTCCTTGTCTCCCTACGAGCTTGACTGGCTCCAATCCAGAGAACTCAACACACGGGAAATTGCAGCGATCTTCGATGTGGCTCCAGAGCTTATCGGTGATTCCGCAGGGAAGACCTTTGCCAATGTCTCTGAGGCACGGGCGGCGCTGTATACCGAGAATGTACTGCCCAAGATGGATAGGGTACGGGACCACCTCAATTCGTGGCTTGTGCCGATGTACGATGACCTGCGCAACAAGGGCGCGTACTTCACTTATGACAAAGAGGACATCGAAGCTCTTGCCGACATGTATCAGAAGCAGCTCACAGCCAAGAGCGAGCGGTTTACTAATCTCTGGAACACGATGCAATGTACCCTCGATGAAGCCAGGGAGGGTCAAGGGCTGGAGCCACTTCCTAATGGTAAGGGCAACATCTTCAAAATCCAGGGTGTGCTGTCCGTTGTCTCCGCTGATAAGCTCGATGTGTACGCTGAAGAGACCACTGCACCACCTCCAGAGTTACCAGCGCCGCCGGACATAGCAAAGCTGCCAGCGCCGGGTACAACGACCGTCCGTGAAGTCCCCAGTGACAATGAGCCACCAAGTACTAGCAAGGTAAGGAGGCCACGCACCTATCATGATCAGGCACCACGCCAAAAAGCTCTTACGATCTTTGCGACTGACGAAAGATATCTGCGATTGCGTTCGTTGCAAGTATCGCCAAAAGCGAGTGCTGCACAAAGGGACGATGGCCTATATTCAACGAGGGCTTTATCGCATACCCCAACCACACCGCAACAGGAGACGGCACTAGAGGCCGATACATCCACCTTTCATTCTACAAAGGATCGCCGACGAAGACGAAGCGATTATCGCACCTTTATTGAAAGGTACACGTGATGCCGCCGATAGCTACTCGTAAAAAAGCAAAAGCAGAACAAAAAAGCATAGGCCCTAATACGTATCCCGGCATTGATTTGCAGTGGAAAGTCATTGATGAAGATCAAGGCATTATCAAAGGATACTTGGCAGTTTTTAATAACATAGACAGCCAGAAAGATAGAGTACGTGCAGGATCTTTTCGGAAGACGATAACTGATGGGTTGGAGAGAAAGTCAAACCTTGGAAAGAAGTTCCTATGGCCCCTATTGTGGATGCATGATCCTGAGAAGCCTATCGGGGGGTTTATTGATGCCATAGAGGATAAGTTTGGGCTTCTCGTTACTGCCCAACTAGATATCAACTCAAATGAACAAGGCGTCCCTCTTAATCCCCTAGCCATGTCGGTCTTCTCAGGGTTTAAGATGGGTTACATAGACGAGCTTAGTATCGGTTATAAAGCACTACAAAAATCATATGACAATGAGGGAGTGCGCGATTTAACAGAAGTACAGCTATTTGAAGGTTCTGCTGTTACTATGATGTTCGCTAGTAATCCTCTTGCTCAAGTTACCCAAGTTAAATCCAATGATACCAATGAAGAAAAAGACTTTGATTCTCGCTATGCCGACGCAATGGCACGCGACGTTCTGGAGGATTGGTACGACTTAGCTTGCAGCCTCAAATATGCACTCATTGATGCCTTCACGCAGGGCGATGAGCCGCTCAAGGATGCGACGATAGCTCTTGATCAATTCGGGCCCGCATTGCTTGCATGGGTACAGCGCGGGATAGACGCTGACCTCTCTGAATATCTCGCCGCTCAAATGCAGTCCGCTGGGACATCGAGCTATGGCTATTCCTATGCGAGCAGGTCAGATATGCCAGATTTTAAGTTCTACATCGATCAACTTCAGCAAGAGCGCAAGAAGGGCGCAAAGGTGTCAAAGAGTACCAGTGACCAGATCGCGGCTCACGTTGACACCCTGGATAGCTTGGCAGAGCAGCACAAATCCATGATTAAGTCGCATAGGCTCGCCATGAAGACCATCAATTCCGTTGCAGACGACCTTTCCGCAGTCATCGGGCACGTAGCCTACGGTGAAAACGCTGATGTGGCAGAGGAAGGCAATGCAGCACGTACAGGCAAGAGCAACCGTGAGCCGCACGCAGACAAGGCAGCACTCACACAAGAGCAGCCGGATGAACAACCCACTGCGAACTACGATCTTGCACAGTTACAAGCGTGGTTAGAAGCAAAAGTTAGTTCAAAGGGAAAGTAAAAGAACGTGAGTA